ATGATGAAACGCTTTTATATGACACTGATGCTGGCGGCAAGCCTGGTGCTGGCCGGCTGCTCCAGCACCTCCGATTCCGGTGGCACCTACACCGTTAAACGCGGCGATACCCTGTACGGCATCTCCCGCACCACCGGCACCAGCGTTCGCGATCTGGCCCGCCTGAATAACATCTCCCCGCCTTACACCATTGAGGTGGGGCAGAAGCTGAAGCTTAACGGCAGCAGTTCAACGAAGACAACGAAGAAAAAATCTTCCTCTACGCGCACCGCGGCGGTCACGCCTTCGTCCGCGGTACCTCAGTCCTCCTGGCCGCCGGTGGGACAGCGCTGCTGGCGCTGGCCGACCAGCGGCAAAGTGGTCCTGCCTTATTCCACCGCCGATGGCGGCAATAAAGGTATTGATATCGCCGGAACCCGCGGCCAGCCGGTGTATGCCGCCGGGGCGGGCAAGGTGGTCTACGTCGGCAATCAGCTGCGCGGCTATGGCAATCTGATCATGATTAAGCACAGCGAGGATTACATCACCGCCTATGCCCACAACGATAAGCTAATGGTGAATAATGGCCAGAGCGTGAAGGCCGGCCAGCAAATTGCCACCATGGGCAGTACGGATGCCGACTCAGTGCGGCTGCATTTCCAGATCCGCTACCGGGCGACAGCCATCGATCCGCTGCGTTACCTGCCGCCGCAGGGAAGTAAACCTAAGTGCTAAAAGGTTATTTTATCGCCAGTCAGCATCCAGCAGGCTTGTCACAGGGTGCGTAAGGGCTATAATGCTTCTCGCACCTCTTCGCGGGCGTAGTTCAATGGTAGAACGAGAGCTTCCCAAGCTCTATACGAGGGTTCGATTCCCTTCGCCCGCTCCAAACACACTTCTCCTAACGTCTACTCAAATCAACCAAACCCAGCAATCACAAGGCATTAGCCAGTATCTCTGTATTCTGACGTAAACTAACGTCTACTCAAATCTATACATTCATGTGTATAGTAATGCGTATAGCTCGTGCTCTACACTTTGGAACTATACACAATGCCCCTCACAGACCTTGAAATCAGGCGCTCTAAGCCGCGTGAGAAGTCCTATACACTCAACGATGGCAATGGGCTGTCTCTGCTCATCGAGCCGAACGGATCTAGAGGGTGGCGTTTTCGCTACCGTTTCGATGGTAAGCCCAAGATGATTTCGTTGGGCACGTATCCGGATGTAACTCTCAATGATGCTAGGCGCAAACGTGATGATGCCCGTAGGTTGGTTGCTGGCGGCATAAATCCCAGCGATGTACGCAAAGAAGATAAGATGGCGAAGCTGAGTCGCAATCAAAATACCTTCGAGGCAATTGCCCGTGAATGGTACGCCAAGCGCATAGACCGTTGGTCTGAATCCTACGGCGAAGAAATGATGAAAACCTTCGAGGCTGATGTATTTCCGTTTATCGGGCAGCGTCCTATTGCCGATATCAAACCGATGGAGCTCATGTCAGTTCTTTCTAAGCTGGATGAAAGAGGATCGACAGAAAAGTTGAGAAAGGTTAGGCAGCGTTGCGGAGAGGTGTGGAGATACGCGATTGTTACTGGTCGAGCTGATTATAACCCGGCACCGGATCTGGCCAGCGCGTTCGCCCCTCATAAGAAAGAGCATTACGCTTTTCTCACCAGTGACGAACTTCCCGAATTCTTCCGTACGCTGAACACGTACAGCGGCAGTTCGGTTGTAAAGTTGGCGATGCGCTTGCAGATTCTTACCGGCCTACGCCCTGGCGAATTACGCCAGGGAGAGTGGATTGAAATCGATTTTGATAAACGTCTATGGGAAGTACCACCTGCGCGCATGAAAAAGCGTCGACCTCACTGCGTCCCTTTATCCGACCAAGCGATCGCTATCTTGGAGCAGTTACGCCTCGTCACCGGCAATTATCGGTTCATTTTCCCTGGTAGGATTCAGCACAGTAAACCAATGAGCGAAATGGCGATGAACGTCTTGATACGTCGAATTGGATATGCGGGAAGAGTAACCGGGCACGGTTTCCGGCACACCATGAGTACCATCCTGCACGAACAGGGCTACAACACCGCGTGGATAGAAACGCAGCTGGCACACGTCGACAAAAACTCTATTCGAGGAACGTACAACCACGCCCAGTATCTGGATGGCCGCCGCGAAATGCTCCAGTGGTATGCCGACTATATGGAGGCCTTGGAAAACGGCGAAAATGTAGTGCATGGAACGTTTGGAAAAAGCGCTTAACTGTATGTATAGACAGTGTTAATTGACAGTAGTAGACTTCTGTAGACTACCGTTAGCAGGAAGCTTTTATGCGAGAAAACATCCTCAACATGCCCCATCATCTTCGCCGACAACGTGTGGTCACTGCTGAGCAGGCTGCAATGGCTATGGCTGGCGTGTACAGTTGTTCACGCTTAGATGAGTTGAAAGCTAAATTCCCTCCTGAGATCTACAACATTGCTTCCAGTTACTTGAGGATAATTTTGAGTGCTGTAAACGCAGAAGAACTACATCCCAAGAGAACATGGTCTAGCTCACCTGGCGGAGATATCACTGGAGCTGATTTTTATTCCAATGATATTTGGCCTTGGGCTGTGAAAGAAATATCAGCTACAGATAGTTGGTTTGGATGTGATCCAGATAGCTCTAGCGAAAAGCACCAGCCTTTACGAAGCGTGTGGGGCGAGTTTGCTGGTAAAGATACAGCGTTAAAACTGATCGCTGGAATGGCTATTGCGCTTGAAAAATCAGGTGGCAAATATGTTCGCGGTAAAAATTTGAACAAATCCGAAGTTGCTAGAAGTGCTTCAAGAAGCATATTGGAGCATGGCGATGGCATCGATGTGACAGATAAGGCATTGACTATGCTAATTAATGAAGCTCTGAACACATACGCTTCCAAATAGCTCGTAAGGATTTCCAAAAAGACGATCCTCAGGTTCTAAAACTTCTGGCCGTACTTCTATTTCAGTGGAGGCGCTGCTTCCAACTGATTTACCGTGACTTCCACAACTACCCGCATGTTTTTGCTGAAATATACCTCGTAGACCACATTAGACTTAGAGAGGTATATATGTCCCAATCCCTTATCCGCTTACCTGAAGTTCAGCGCAGAACCGGCTATAGCAAGGCTTGGATCTATCGACTCATGGCTGAGCAACGTTTCCCCTCATCCATAAAGATTGGTTCTCGAGCAATCGCTTTCATTGAAAGCGAAATTGATGAATGGATTAGTGAGCGCATTGAATCGTCACGCAGCCAAACGAACTGAGATTCCGTGAGCAGAGATAATTTGCGAGAGTTTGCACTTCGGATCTCGCAGAATAAATTTGTCGCGACAGCTCACTAAACAATTCAAAAAGGTTAATGCCATGAAGAACAATTATGCCCGTCTGGGGCAGGGCTTCGCTCACCCTAAAAACTCCTTGCCTTGTTATTCAACTGAAGGGTATGCTTTAAAAGCACCAGCAAAATCTGGTGCCAGGATTGGCGTCCTGAATGACTGTATGGCGACACATGACGCGCCAAGCGTCTTTTTTTGTGCCGTTGATCCGTCTCACCTATTTTCACGCGTTGTGGTTCAAAACCGCTCTGCTAGCAAAATTATGGTGGGCTGGGTGGGGGCGGAGAAATCCGCGCCGGAGTCCATACAGTCCGGTTACGCCAACCCTGCTCAGTCCACCACCAGTGAAATTGGCGTTTCCGGTGGTGGTTATCTAGACCACTGTATGGAGGCTGCCACATGGCTACTACCCCAACCCAAAAACTGCCCAAATTCACCTGGCTTTTCCTCGGTACGCCGAAAGGCCGGACCTGCACTCCCGTTGTTATCCGCATCGTTGCCGACAGTGAGCAAGAAGCCCGCGAGTTTTATTCCCGCTGGGATCTTATCTTTGCCGCCAAAATTCGCTCTGAATGTTCGCTTTATCAATACAGCAGCGGCGCGTTTGAACTGGATGTTGCGAAATTGGGAGGTAGCCATGTTTAACCTCCAGACCCTGACAGCTAAAGCCCGTGAGCTGCGCGGCAACGTGGTAAAAGCCACTACCACGAAAGGCACCCGCACCATGACCCCCGTTTACGAACGGGAAGAGCAGCGCAAACTGCGCGAGCGCATCCAGCAGACCCAGCCGGACTGGGTTTTACTCTGGTGGGATATTGCGACCGTTACCGGCTGGCGTACCAGTGACGTGTGCAACTTCCGTTACTCCTGCATCAACTGGGAAACCGGCATTGCAACAATCATCGTAGCGAAGCAGACCAAAGCAGCAGAAGCCAGAGCGACCCGAAAGGGGATCGAGATTGTTCGCCAGCAGCGCAAGGACGCTGCCCGGCTTGCTGGCGATCACATTGGGTACATGCACTGGGATAGCGTGACCTGCGACGATCTGGCCGCCGGTATGACGGAAGAAGAACAGGCGATCGTGTTTGAGCTGGTGGCAAAGGCTGAGGTTAAGCATGATACCAAACAGCTGCCGCCGGGCATCATCAAACGACTGCGTGAACGCATGGAGCGCAATCTTATCGGTGACGACCTGGTATTTTCACGCAGCCAGATTGAAAGTAACCGTTGCCAGTCTCTGGAAGGTAGCGTTAGCCGTCAGACGATCTGGAAGAAACTGCACAACGTCATGGTGTGGTTTACCCGCGTAGTAAACACGCGTCTGCGCCTGAGCGCCTATTCCAGCCGCAAAATTGCCGCCTTTAATCTCATGTCCGCCGGCGGCGAACAGGGCTTGCTGGTCGCCTCTGAAATGCTCGGACACAGTAACCCGGCAATCACCCGGACTTATCTCCAGCTGGGGAGCAAGGCCGCGGCTATCCAGACACGCCTCGCTATGGAGGTGAATGCATGACAAAGCCAACTCAAAACGAATCCATTGCCATGCTGACGACCAGCGCAGGCCAGGCGCTTGAATACAGCCGTCAGGCGCTTGCCGTTCTCGATATGTGGATAAACACCCTGGCGCCGGATGATGAAATGGAAAGCTTTCGTGTCGCGGCGGTTCACAGCCTGGTCAGTCAGGCATCGGAATATCTGGTGAAAGTCAGGGAGGTCAGACCATGACCGCTATTTATAATCTGGTGCGCTGTAGCGATGGCAAAACTGTATTCAGTTTTCCGGCCGGCGGCCGCTATCTGGTGGACACGTCGAACGGGTTGCAGTCGATGCGCCCCCTTATGGACGACGAGATCCTTTTCACGGTGGAGAGTGCCGCGCGCTTTCTGAAGAAGATTGGTTATCAGGTAATCCCGCCAGCGGCGTGAGGTAAAAAATATGACGATTAAAATTTCCGGCTTAGCTGCTGGTGGCCGCGCTCACCCTGAAATCAGGCCGGGCGATAAATGGAAGGACAGCCGGGGCAGCATCGTAATTATCGAAAGTTACCGATTCGACAGAGTGACATATTGCCGCGAGGGGTACAGCTCACCGTGTTTTTGCACGCCAGAAAGACTGGCGCGGGAATTTGAATTTATTTCTTCTGCGCCGGGCACCGGTGGAAGAGATATCGATCGAATTATGCGGGTGCAGGGCATCGAACGAATTCGGGTTATGCGGGAAATCATCAGGGAGCGAGGGAACAGAAAATGAAGAATGCACCAAACCTTAAAAAGCAGCCGGCGGATCTCATGGAGGAGTCAATCATCTTTGCCGGCGCCGATGCCTGGACTTTCGCCAAAGCATGGCAGGAAATGAACCCGATTGGCGATACGGTGCCGCCGGTTGTGCTGGATAAAAAGCAGCTGGCAGAGCTGGAGAATATCCGCATTGTGGATGATGGCCGGCTCTATGCGCGGGTTTGCCGCGGCGGGCATCTGACCGAACGGCAGATAACCATTCTCGCGACAAAGCTGGCGGTGGCCGGCGTGGAGCGCGCGCAATTCTACTCTGAAGGTTATCAGCTTCTGGAGGACTGGACGCCGCAGCTGCCGCGCCTCAAAGCCGATGCGGAAGCCGGCAAAAGTATGGTGATCGGCAAACCGCTGACGGATGTAAACCTCCGCGACCTGGCTGATAACGAAAAGGCGCTCATACTGGCCGCGCGTTACACCGGCATTGCAATCAACGAAAACAGCGAGGGCGTGTACGTCTACCGCGCCGGCATTTGGGAGAAAACGTCTATGCTCGAGCTGAGCCGCGAAATGGTGGCTATCTACAACGAGAACAAAACCAACTTCAGCAAGCGCGCGATCAACAACGTTATCGACGCCCTGAAAATCGTTATCCCGGTGATGGGGGAGCCGCGGCGGAGCCTGATCCCCTTTGCAAACGGTGTCTACGATATGGAAACCGGCGTTTTCTCCGAACACAGCCAGGATAACTGGCTGACCAACCACAACGGCGTGACCTACACGCCGGCGGTGCCGGGCGAAAACCTCCGCGACCACGCGCCGAACTTCCATAAGTGGCTAAGTTACGCATCAGATAGAGACGCAATTAAGATGCAGCGCATCGCTGCAGCGCTCTTTATGGTGCTGGCGAACCGGTACGACTGGCAGCTGTTCCTCGAGATAACCGGTGAGGGCGGTAGCGGGAAAAGTGTCTTTACCCATATCGCTACGATGCTGGCCGGTGCGCATAACACCGCCAGCGGGAACATGGCGGCGCTCGACAGCGCGCGCGGGCGGGCGCAGTTCGTCGGGAAAAGCATGATAACGCTTCCTGATCAGCCCAAATATTCAGGAGAGGGTACCGGGATAAAAGCGATAACCGGCGGGGATGCCGTGGAGATCGACCCGAAACACGAGCACCAGTACACCGCCGTTTTGCGGGCGGTGGTTGTGGCCACGAACAACACGCCGATGATTTTCACCGAACGTGCCGGCGGCGTTTCTCGGCGACGCGTAATTTTCCAGTTTAACCGGCGCGTCAGCGAGGAGGATAAAGATCCCGACCTGGCAGAAAAGATATCCGCTGAAATTCCGGTGGTGGTTCGTCGGCTGCTGGCGAACTTTGCGAACCCGGAAAAAGCGCGGGCGCTGCTGCTGGAGCAACGGAACAGCGAAGAAGCACTGGAGGTGAAGCAGAAAACGGATCCGCTTTATGCCTTCTGCGCGCATCTTGAGCGGCTGGCTGATTGTGCGGGAATGATGGTAGGAAACCGCAATCCGCCTCACTATCCGCGAATTTATCTCTATCACGCTTACCTGGCATTCCTGGAAGCCAACGGTTTCGACAAGCCGCTGACGCTGAATAAATTCGCAGAGGGGATGGAAAGCGCGATGAGGGAGTTTAATCACGAGTACCGTAAGGAACGGAGAGCCCGTGGCATGGTGACCAACGTTGAACTTTCAGAGAGTGCGGAAGACTGGTTACCTCAGACGCATCCTGTAGCCGGTCATAAAGAATGAAGTTCAGATAAATATGGAGAAAGGTATACATGGTATACATCGAGAGAATAATTTATATATAAATCAGTGAAATAAACCATGTATACCTTGTTTTAAGGTATACACAGGGTGTACATGGTGTTCATTCTCTCATTAACCATCTGATCGTTTATTAAACAGAATGATGTATACCGTGTAGACCTGAAATCCCAAAATGTAGGCTGGTGTTCATAGGTTAATATTATGTTTTATAAGCAATTTATAGCCTTTATGAACACCATGTATACCTTGAGGGCAAATTCTTTAAAACGCATCCATTCATTTCACGTTGTGCATCCCCTCGATTTCATTACCATCATTTCATTACTTGCAATGATTGTTGTGATTGTTGCGTTTTTTATCATGTGATAACCAAGGGGGAAGCATGAAAAAGGAACACGTGAAACCCGTTCTTCTGAGCGCTGCTCAGGTTGCGGCATTAAAAGCCATCCAGGAGCAGGAACGCCAGAAATCCGGGTTTGGTATCGCACCATCAATCCATGATGTGGCGAGAAAAATATTTGATGTTGGGCTATCCAGAATGGAGGTAAGCCAGTGAGTTACGAAATTAAAATTGGGCAAAGAAGCATTGCTATCACTGATAACGTTTCTGAAGTGGTTGCGCCTAATGAGCAGATGGCGATTCTTTTTAAAGGGATGGCGAATATTTTTGGTGATCTGCGGGCCGTGGCAATGTTAGCTGAGGCGGAAGCCGATGCCGTAGAGGTTATCCGCAATGATCCGGATTTAAACGAAGCAGCAAAAAACCGCCGGGCCAGAGATGCGGCAAATAGAGACACACTCACGGCTTTCACTAGAAGTACGGCGATGATCAGCGAACAAGCTGAAAATATTCTCAATTATCTTAAGACCAAACTGGCCCCAGTTGCTCCGTTGGCCGAGGGTGATGTTGTCGGATTTATGCGAGATAGTGAGCTACGGAATGTATTTCGCTCGCTGGATGGAGCTGCGAAAGAAAAGCTGATGGTAGCAATGTATGCCGGGAATCAGACTGATTTATGTGACGCCCTGCTACGAGGTAACGCCATTTGCTCAGGCGTAACAGATTCTCAGCTGGAGCGACTGACTTTTGCCCGTATCGCCACAGATAACGGAGCCGTTATCAAATCTGTTTCTAACCTGGTAAAAGCCATTAACCGCAACCTGCAGCAAATCATCGCTGTTCGCACATGGTATGCAAATCTGGTATTTGGAAGCAATGACGACCCTCGCGATGTGGCTCCTCGAGTCTCCGGGCTGGCGAATCTGTCCGAGTACATTGATGGTATGGAAAAAATTAATTCCCGACAGGGTAAAGCAGATGATGAAGATGGGAAACAGGCCGCCTGATGGCGGCTTTTTTCTGCCCGGAGGGAAACACACGATGCTGTTAAGTAAATCAGCCTACGCCAGGCATATGGGCGTTAGCCGGCAAACTGTTTACGGCTGGATAGCCCGCGGTGAAATTGTTATTTCAGGCGATAAAGTGGATGTCGAAGCATCGCAGGCTAAACAAAATTCTGCTGGTGCTGGTGCTGGTGCTGGTGCTGGTGCTGGTGCTGGTGCTGGTGCTGGTGCTGGTGCTGGTGCTGGTGAGCATCACAATGCAATGACGTGGGCGCAGGCCGCCGCGTGGGTATGGGGGCATGACGGCGGGAAAGAGCTGCCGGCTGATATTAATGCTGGCCAGCGAATAGAGGCAGCAGCCGCTGAGCTGGGTTTTGATGTTCAGCACGAGCCCGATGAACAATTGCTGATTCTCTTCCGGCCGGATGAAGAAACCCACAGCTTCTATGGCAAAGACCGTGCAGCAGGCGCTTTACGGTTTCTTCGTTCTGAGCTGGCTTACGTTGCCACAATGCATCCCGACACCCAAGATGACTGGAGCGATACAGGATTAAAGGCACTCTGTCTGCTGGCAGGTGAGAAACTGTAAACCCCCCGGCCAAACCTAACTCCTCTAACTTGACACTTTTCGTGAAAAACAGGGAAAAGTGTCAACCCAACCTAACGGATCCTAACGCCTACGAACAGCAGCTACAGTAGAAGTGTAAAGGGCTGGCGTTGAGATTTGTTGAGCCTTGGCTGTTAGTATCTGTTAGTCCTGCCGGCAAAGTGTAAACCGCGCCGCTTTAGAAAACTTCAGGTACACGAACTCGCGAAGGGAAGGTGTTAAGCACTCCCCCTTTGCAACCATCCTCGAGACTCTTTCAGATCGCTGTTCTGGTTTGCCCGGACGCTGGCGTTCAGGTTGAGTTGTCAGAAGTTGTCACCCACCGGCAGCGCCAGTGGGGATTTTTGGCAGAACGCGCTCTAAGTTACAGTTGCTTTAAATGGTAATTTGTATACATTTGGAGTAAAACTGAAGCTATTAAATTTAGCTAAAATGACGTCAATCGGGACACGATGAGAAGGTGGTTTCTAGAACGCGTCAGTATCTATTAACATATTGCTTACACAGGGCATGATGTGAATAGATTCAAAAAAATGAAATAGAAAGGATTTTTATATATTTAAGGGGATGTGAGCTTAATGTTGTGAGAGTTTAAGTTTAGTCCAGACTATAGATGATTAATTTAAGGATAAGTTATGTCGAGAGATGATATTAATAGTGACACAAGAGCCGTTGGGTTAGCAAGGTTAGCAAACAGCTTAGAAGAAACGTATGGTTCATTTATAAATATGGATAATACGAATTCCAAAGGTGAGGCAAGACGTGAAGTCCTCGTTACAAGATGTATTGCTGCACATGCTGTTCGCATGTTTGGAGATGAAATAGATCCAGAAATTGCAGCAAAAGCGGTATGTGATGGTAGTGATGACGGCGGAATAGATGCGGTATACGTTAATCAAAGTTCTAAAAAGCTAATTCTTGTTCAATCTAAATATATTAAAGATGGGAATGGATCAGTAAATATAAAAGATTTTGGGCGGTTTAAAGATGCATGTGCAAAAGTAATAGCCAACGATCTAAATACGTTCAACGCAAGGTTTCTTGAACATAAAGAATCCATTACTACCGCAATAACTAGCAGTAGTTATAAGTGTATTTGTGTATTGATTTATTCAGGTACTAAAGAACTAAGCCAGGAAGTTAAGGAGGAAATTGATTTTTGGGAGAAAAGCCAAAATAAAGCGCTCCTTTTCAGGGACCTGGAGTCTAGAGATGAATATACGATCTTTTTCGAAACGCCGAATGTTTCAGATATTTCTACAAGTCTGAGTTCTCAATCTACCGGCTCAATTGACATTAATAATGTTATATTAGAGTCCTATGGGGAAATTTCTGAACCATACGGAGCAATCTATGGAACAATTTCTGCACGAGTAGTTTATGATTGGTGGAGGAAATATAAATATGCACTTTTCGAGAAAAATATAAGAAGTGTGTTAGGTGATTCTTCTTCTGTGAATGCTGGTATCGTCTCTACTATCGAGAAAAATCCTGAGAATTTCTGGTACTACAATAATGGAATAACAGCAACATATGAAGAAGTGGAAGAAAGCATATCTAATGCGGGAAGTTCAAGAAAGATAGGGATTTTTGGATTTAAAAAACTTAATATAATCAATGGGGCTCAAACTGTAAGCTCTATCGGTTCTGTATTCGAAAACATCACAGACGAGAATAAAGACAAAGTTAGAGTGATGATTCGATTCATTAATGCTAAAGATCCAAATTTTCTGGGCGAAGTCACAAAGTACAATAATACTCAAAATAGGGTTACAGGTAGAGATTTTACGACTCAAAGAGCAGAGCAGCAAAAAATACAAAAAGAGATCAGTTTTGTAGGTGGTTATACATATAAATTACTACGTCAAGAAGATGAAGGAATTACAGAATCCAATACTATTGATATAGATGATGCTTTAAATGCTTTAGTCTGTATCTCTAAGAAATCTCAACTTATAGCGGTTTTGAAATCCAATAGAGGCCGGTTTTTTGATTCTGTAGAGTCATCTTTGTACGATCAAGTTTTCAATCCCAAAAATCCACCATCGGGTATATATGTTATAAATGCTGTAAATCTTTATCGAGTTTGTTTTGAGATATTAAAAGATACTATATCTAAATCGACTACTATACAGGAAGAAGATTATGGGAAAATACCATCACTGTTAACACATGGCAATTACGTTTTTATAAGTATATTAATGGACAAGGTAAAACCAACGGCCTCAACCAATGGAATAAATACGTATGACATGAATAAAATTAATCTAGATACTGTTAAGTTAGCTAAAGATATTTTCGACTTCATTCAGATTAATTATCCTAATAGCTATTTAGCAAGGTTTTTCCAAAATAGGGAAAAGGTAGATCAAATAATTACGTATTTCACTGTGTGAGACTATACCCTCCTGAAAAGGAGGGTTCTTTTTATTTGCATTAATGCCTAGTAGGTGAAATGTTGTGTGTTATATTATTTGATCTATCTCTGATTTATACCTTCTAATATTTTCAAGTTCACCCCTTAATTTTCTTATTACTCTATCTAAATATACTTGTGTGTCTAAGTAACGTTCGCCTTCAATGCTTATAAAATAATTGGCGGTTCCTGTTCTTTGTGATTTTCTATTTTCTATTAATCTATCAAGTTCATGTCTATATACTGCTAAAAGTTCATACGATGCACTTATTTTACTTTGCAATACTTGTATTCTTAATTGCTTTACGTTCTGCTCTTCATTGTTCCTCAGTTCAGCCCTCTGTGAAAAATAGGTTTTTATTAAAAAGCACAATGTCACAAAAGATATTAGAGGGTTTAATACTCCACCAATATAATCACCAAATACCCCCCAATCAGACGGTGATTCAGATATAGTATGGTGATGAAAGGTAATTATATAGGATGAAATAGTAATCAAGGCCAAAATAGCGAATATAAACAATAAAAAAGCTATATCTTTATCACTACTACGTTTCAT